GCGGTTCAGATCTACGTGCAGCTGTCCAACGAGCACTGGAACACGAGCTTCACGACCTGGGGGGCCTACCAGACCCTCGCGATCGCGGAGCTGCAGTATCTGACCAACTACGGCATCGGAAGTCCCACGATCAGCTCGGTTACTTCCGACGGCACGAACCTGACGTTCACTACCGTCTCGCCGATCGGATCGTATCTGACCACGACCGCTCCCTGCGTGGTGGTCGGGAACGTCGGAGGGTTCAATGTCGGGACGCTGGCATCGCCAGTAACGGCGACCAAGACTGGCAGCAACACGTTCACGGTTCCGTCCACCGGCAGCGCCGGCACTGGTCAGTTCGGGGTGATCTTCAACCTGTCATCGACGCTGCTTGGCGATGGCGTTCTGCCAACCATCAGCGGCACGAAGGGCTGCAACTACAAGTGGTTCATCCGCAAGATGTTCCAGCTGCAGCAGCAATGGGTCGTCAACCGTCCGCAAGACAAGTGGTTCTTCGACGCTCAGTTGTACGGCGGCGAGACTGCCGGAACCGGCGGCAACGCGTCGAGCCCCATCGAATTCGACTACGCTGCCTGGCTGGGCGGCGGTTCCGCCTCTTCCTGGGTCGATTCGGCAGCGATCGGCTGGTACGTCACTGCGGCCTCCAACAGCACGGTGAACGCGGTCTTTACCGACCTGAACAACAAGCTAAACACGACTTACGACGGCTACGTTCGCGGGCATGTCTACCAGTGCAAGAAATATGGTCTGCACCCCATCGCCTACGAGTGCGGCCCGGACACGCAGAACATCCCCGCGCTGCAATCGGCCGTCGCCACCGATGCCCGGATGCAGACGTTCACCACGGCCATGATGGACAAGTGGTTCTCCAACGGCGGTGAGATCTTCTGCTGGTACTACGTGTCGCCCGCCCCCTTCGTGGACGGCAACACGCAGGGCGGATGGCCGGCGCTGCAGTCGTACGCGGACGTCACCTCGCCGAAGTTCGCGGCGTTGATGGCCTACCTGCCAAGCACGATCAGCTACGCCAACATCAACTCCGGCTCGCCCGTGGGCCTGACGACCTACTTCCAACTCGCCAGCTCGCGCGAAGCTCTCAGCGGCGGTCTTCTGGGCTGGTTCGACAACTCGACGCCGTGCTTTGTGGACGTCACGATTCCGATCCCTGTCGCCGGCTCTTACCAGTTGACGGTGGTGGGCTGCGTAGGCACGGCTCCCGCCACGATCGACATCCACAAAGATCCGACGAACCTGGCCGACGGCACTTTGATCGGCACCTCGACCCTTCCGGTCGTCACGGGCGGCTGGAACGCGGGCGCCACCAGCGCCAACGCAGCGGCCGTCTCGAACCCGGTGACGACGACGCTGGCCGCCGGCGTTCACACCATCCGGTTTTCGAATCCCAGCGCCGTCGGTCAGCATGGCATCGGGCTCTACCAACTTCAGGTCACCGCTCTTTGACACGCTGGACCTGATTCCGGATACACTCACGCGAAATGAAACTCAGCGGGGATGAACTCCAATTCCTGGCACGGTTCAACCGAAGTCCAGATGGGGCTGCCCTACTGAAGATCCTCCGAGCCAAGTTGGCCGAGAGTGACAAGGCATTGCGCAACGCCCGCGGCGAGGACGTCCTCCGAGCCCAAGGCCGCGCAATCGAGCTGGACGAGCTCGTGGCCGACATCACCGAAGCCGAACAGAAGCTCAAACGCAGCGTGCCATCGCGTCTCGCGACCCTGCACCCTGCGCCCTGATTGGGAACCGCCATTGCGCATCCCGTGCGAACCCCGGTACCGCCTCAGTTTGCGGTGAACCTGGATCGTGGAGATTGTTGAATGCCGGCTTCCCAAGCCCCGACCGAAACCCGTCTCCCTCGCGCTGTGATGCGCATCGCTGCGGACGTCCAAGCCCGCATCGACGCCAAGAACGCCGCGCGAACCGGAACCGAAACCCAAGATCCCCCGCCCGCGCCGGCCCCGGTCGCCGCGAGCCCTGCAGAAACACCGCCCGCGCCGACGCCGCCGGCTGACCCTCGCGAAAGCGATCCGGTCTACTGGAAGCAGCGGTTCAACGTCACCGAAGGCATGCTGCGCAAAGAGCGCGCAGACCGGGTGGCGGCCGCGGCAGCGATGAATCAGCAGATTGCCGATTTGCAAGAGGCCAATCGGGCCCTGCAAGCCAGCAAACCCGCCGAACCGATCGACGTGGCCGCGTTCTTCACGCCCGCCGACATCGAAAAGTACGGCGAGGAGCAGTGCCAGGTGATGGCGAACGCGGCGCAGGCCGCGGCGGCCAAGTCAGTCACCGCTCTGCGTGCGGAATTCGACGCCCGGCTCAAGCCGATCGCCGATGCCCGCAAGCAAGAGCAGACCGACGCGGCCGCCCGCGCTGTGCAAGATTTCGTGGACAAGCTCGTGGAGCTCGTTCCGAACTACGCCGTGATCGACAAATCCCAGCCCTGGCTCGACTGGCTCACGCAGCTCGACGAACCGACGCAGCTGATCCGACAGGACATCCTGGACAACCACGTCGCGCGCCGCAACGCGCCCGCCGTGGCCAGGATGTTCAAGGATTTCGAGAAGTCCCAGACCCCGCCGCCCGCGCCGCCGATGACGCCGCACGGGGGTGCCGCGAGCACGCCGACGCCGCCCGCGCCGACGCCACCAGCCGGTGGTGATGGCCAGGGCGCTCCGACGGACGCCGAGGTCAAGGACTACTACAAGCGCGCCGCAATCGGCAGGGTCAAGGACGACGAACGGGTGAAGTTCGAAGCGCGGATGAAGCTCCGCGGCGCGCGCTAGCGCGCCACCACCTTCAGTTCACCAGGAGAGCGTCATGACTGGCGTTGCACGCGCGTCGGGCCTGCCCGACTACGGCCCCTCGGGCACCATCAACTACGACCCGGTCCTGTACTCGGGCAAGTTGGTCGAGAAGTTCTACAAGTCCACCGTGTTCGGCGAGATCGCCTCGACCGACTACGAAGGCGAGATCGCGGGCTACGGCGCGCAAGTCGTCATCCGCACGATCCCCGACGTGATCGTGTCGGACTACGTCGTGGGCGCCGGCCTGGGCCAGCAGTACCCGACGTCCAACTCGACCAACCTGACGATCAACCGCGCCAAGTCGTTCGCCGTGGCGTTGACGACCGTGGACGCGCGCCAGGCCGACGTCGACATGGCCGACATCTTCGCCAACGACGGCTCGATCCAGCTGCGCATCGCAGCCGACGCCGACGTCCTGACGACGATCCCGGCCGAAGTCGCCACGGCCAATCAGGGCACGCACGCGGGCGCGGACTCGGGCTCGATCAACCTGGGCGATTCCACCACGCCGGTCATCATCACGCCGACCAACGTGACGAATTTCCTGGTCGACTGCGGCACGGTGCTCGACGAGCAAAACGTGCCCGACGAAGGCCGCTGGTTCGTCGCGCCGCCGTGGTTCATGGGCGCGCTCAAGAAGTCCGATCTGCGCATCGCGTCGCTGTCGGGTGACGGCGTCTCAATCCTGCGCAACGGCAAGGTCGGCGAAGTGGACCGCTTCACGCTGTACCAGTCGCGCAACCTGCTCACGCAGACCAGCCCGGGCCCCGCGTCGTACTGCATGTTCGGCCATTCGGCCGGCCTGACGTTCGCCGCGCAGATCGTCGAGAACGAGATGATCACCAACCCGAACGACTTCGGCTACATCATCCGCGGCCTGATGGTCTACGGCTTCAACGTGATCGACGGCCAGTACGTCGGCACGGCTGTCGTCGCCCGCGGCTGATGGTGACGGGTAGCGCCAAAAGCGCTACCCTTCACTCGAGCCTTTTCGCAGCTTCACCGGAGATCCATCATGGGTACCCTGACCACCAAGAACCCCTACGTGTCCTCGGACACGTTCAAGACCGACCCCGACATCATCTCGGGCGAGCGTTCCAAGGCCGGCAAGAAGGCCGTGGCGCGCTACCCGAGCGGCAAGCTGGGCAACCAGCCTGGTGGCGGCGCTGGCGGCAACGCCGGCAAGGCCAAGGTCCGCGCGCTGACCCCGGGCACTTCGCCCACGGGTTCCTAAAGCGCACCCCCTGACCGGCGCCACGCGGCGCCGGTCGTCCATTTCCGCAACCAACCGAGGACATCCTCATGGCCGTCAACGAAGAAGCCCTGTCGCGAAGCATGCAGCCCAAGCAGGACAAGAAAGTCCCGCTGTGCATCAACATCCACGACGGGCGCCTGATCGCCAACGTCAAGAACGTGCGCGACAACCTCAACTACCGACCGTACCGGGGCAACCCGAACGCGTCGCTGGAAGAACGCATGGCCTACATCTCGTCGTCGCTGACGACCGGCGGCCGCGCGCGCGTGATCAACACGGCGGACCAGGATCAGGAAGTCTTCGACATCGGCAGCGCCAGCAAGCCCGATCTCGTCGCCTTCGCGATGAAGGAATTCAACACGCCGCTCAACGAGAGCTCCGACATCCGCACGCTGCGCAAGCAGGTGCAGGCCCTGTACGAGCGTGCCACGAGCAGCGACAACCTGAGCGGCTAGGGACATGACCATCACGGCAGGCGACATCACCGGTTCCGCGCGCACGCTGCTGCTGGACGTCGCCGCCGCCACCTGGTCGGCCGCGGAGCTGCGCGGCTACCTGAATGAGGGCATTCGCGCCACCTGCCTGGTCAAGCCCGACGTCTACACGACGCAGGCGGTCGTCACGCTGGTGACTGGCATCGAGCAGCAGCTGCCGTCCGATTCCACGGGCCTGGTCAACATCATCCGCAACAACGCGTCCAAGTCGACCATCACGCCGGTCGACAACGAGTTGCTGACTGAGTCCAATCGCTTCTACCCAGCTGGCGCAACCAGCGTCGACATCGAGCACTTCACGTTCGATCCGCGCCAGCCGCGGCGCTTCCTGGTCTACCCGCCGGCGTCCAACACCGCGTCGGTGTGGGCCGTCTACGGCATCACGCCAGCCGCACTGGTCGACGACAGCGACGCCTTTCCGCTACCGGACGCCTACCAGGCGCCGATGATCGATTACGTGCTCGCGCGTGCCTACGGCAAGAACAGCAAGAAGCAGGACCTGACGAAGGAAACCTACCACATGCAGGCCTGGGGCAAGGCCCTGGGCATGAAGTCGGCCGCCCAGGTGACGCTGTCGCCGCGCGTCTCGCAAAGCCCGGGGGAGTGATGGACTTCGTCAACGTCAACGACCAGCTGACCAACATTGCGCAGATCGCGCGGCGCTGCCCCGGCCCGACGCTGCGG